TGTATTATGTTGAACATTCAATATACAATCTACCGCGGATGTTCTAAGAACGCGAGAGACAACTCCGATCTTTACTGCCTTGAATTCCGAGAGACGATACAAATAAAGATCGATAGCCTCAATATCTGGATTTGAAAGCGATGTTCCGTATAAATACAATTCAACATTTCGCTGTGAAAAAGGGAGACGTTTATGACTACAGTTACGGATAGCACGACCTATAATTTGTTCGAGCAAGTTCATATTATACCACGGTTCCAAAATATGGACCTGGCGAATATTTTTAAAATCAAGGCCTTCACTTCCGGCAACCGAAATAATGACAACCTTGACATTTTCGCCGTTTGTATTATTTTCACTCGTCAACGCTTTTAGTTCATGTAGATTGTCCGGCGAAATCGTAGGATCACCGGTGATAACGGAATAACGCGCCGGACGAAATGGGCGGTCAGGATATTGCGCCAGATGTTGACGTTGTGGAAGCATCGTAATCGAGTCAATATTCTGTGTAGGTTTGCTTCGAAAAAGCGACGAATTTCCTCCGGCGATGCTGTAACGCGAAAATCCGAGTTCCTCTAATGCGAGAGCAACGGGAACAACGCCGCCATCAATATATTGACTATAAATGAGAATAATACCATCACTCGTCATGACTTTATTCGTGATATGTCTTATTTTCGCTGAATATCGGCCAATATTTTCTGGCGCAAAGATACGGGATGATGCTTTCGTAGTTGTTTCACCGCGAGGCAATTTAAACGCACGAATAAATTCAGGGCGATATTCGAAATTCAGCCTCATGGGAGGATTCCCTACCTCTTCATATGACATGATGTGACGCAGACCTTCCTTACCAATACACGCCGTAATATCAAATTCGTCATTCGGGTCATTTATGTATTCGATGAGAGACGGATGAGGATAGACAATATTCAACGCTTCCAACGGTTTTTGAACCACCGCATAACCGATTGTGTCCATATTTTCGAATGACGGGAAATCGACTGATTCAACGACAGTTGTTTCATCAATTACACCGCTTATGCCTCCTGCTGCTTCTGCCGCGGCGGCGGCGGCCTTGCCTTTGCCTTTGCCATTGCCCTTGCCCTTGCCTTCTTCTGCTTCGGATGCTGCTGCGGATGCTGCTGCTGCTGCGGCTGCTTTTTTTCGTCGAACCATCGCTGTTTTTTTATAAATATACATCGCTTTCATGTCGCTAATAATAAAACGATACGCAGCTTCTTGTATATCGCCAGCTTGTGTCATAAATACGTCAATATGTTCAATCGGTTGTTCGATATGACGTCCGTTTAATTGGGTTCGTGGATATCCAGCCGCACCGTCAGACACACGTGCAAGCAGCGAGTAATCAGGTGAATGTTCTCTCGGATATACACGATAAGGAAATGTATATGGATTTTCACCACGAACGAACGATACATATCCGGTTGCTTTACGAACAAGCAACTCTTTTCCAATCTCTCGACCATCCGAGTCGATACGAAAGTTACCGCGTTCATCAAATACATCCGCGATATCGATGGTCGCCCGACGATCGTTCAGGTTCATAAGGTTAATGAGCCACACAATTTCTTTATAACTGTTATACATTGGTGTTCCAGAGAGAAGAAGCAATCTCACATTATTCACTTTTTGAACAATCTGGAACAATATCTTCGCCACGCGTTTATCTCTGTTATCGTCTGTAATACGAATATTATGAACTTCATCGATAATAATCAGAGTATTTGCGAATAATTTACGCAACTTTGCGACAGAAAGTGTTTCGATCGCAAGTGTCTCCATTTCAGCCGCCTTTGTGGCATCAGCAGCTGACTTACGTCCTTTTTTGGCAACGCCGACACTTGCGCCAGCAGGCGCTTTACGACGAACTTCTTGTATGACAGCATCATCTTGCGAAATTCCAATACTTGACGCATGTGTGCGCGCATAATTCGCAAATTCGTTATAACCAAAAAACAAATAGTGCGATGAAATAAGCCGTCGTATCTGTTTAATGATTTTGTCACGTGTCAGCCCTTTCATATTCATCGGGTTTATCTCTTTGATAAATTTGTTGCCGGTACACGCACGAATATTCCATACACCCGGCTCAATCTCTCGGAGTTCGCGTTCATCAAAGAGCTGAAGCCGAAAATTTTCCTGAACGTTTGGTGACGCAATCACCATAATTTGTTGCGTAATTCCCATTTGTTTCATATAGTCTCGCATCTCTTCCGCAACACTAATCGCAGAACATGTCTTTCCTGTTCCAAGTCCATGATACAATAGCAAACTATTATACGGTGTCTCTACTGAAAGAAAATTACGAACAAATTGCTGGTTCGGCGCAAGTTCAATCTGCGCATTACATAGAATCTCCGCCTCTTCCTCTACATTTTTCGCATTATCTACATCCATCTTGGTATCAAAAAACTCCTTTCGCAAGGCGATTTTAGTATTAAAATTTGGGTCATTTAGGGTTGGATAGAGGCCGGTTAAGGCGGCAGAAGCAATCCGTGCTCCGTCACCGTCACCGTCACCGTCACCGTCACCGTCACCCGGCAAAATACCAATATCATGGATTGTCATCTCTCGTTCAAGTAATTCTTTTTTTAAAAGAAGTTTGTTGAACTCCTTACTAAATGGATTGTTGAGTTCTTCCGGTTTCAGACGTCTGCGACCTTCTTCAAGTTCGCGCTTCATTACCGTGATCGCTGTTTTCGGGTCAGAACGGTCGGTGTTTACGGCGGCGGCGGCGGCGGAGGCGGCTTTAGCTTTTGGACGTATCGTGCGCGGTTTTTTACTTCCCGCAATTGACGACGCATCTTCTGGCATCACCGCAAGCGCAGCCGCGGCAACCGAAGCAACGGACGGTCCCCCCGACGGTTGTATTGTAACTTCTATAGGTATATTTTCTTGTTCTTCGGCCATATCTTTCTTATGTATCGTAGCTATTATTTATAATGACCCTTTATATAATTACACGAAATAAAAAGATCATCTCACCTTAAAATATCTGGTAACGGGATAGTATGTTATTGATTTTACGAACGATCCCGATTTTTTCTAAATTGTAAGGTCGTATCGTTTGAATACATTCGCTGAATGACATCCATTTCATGAGACCAACCTCCATAATGTCATGTGCCTTTTTCGGTTTCTTATCTAAATCCACCATCGCAAGAAAATACTTCTGTTTATAACATTTCATGTCTGAACCCATAAATATTTCTTCAAATGGAGCAATATTCTGAATAACATTATCGGTTCCAATATCATAACCGGTCTCTTCTAGGCATTCACGTAAAGCACATGGTAGATCCTTTTCGTTATAATTTCGCCGGCCTTTTGGAAAACCCCATTCGGTTTCGGTCCAACGTGTCGCAGATTCGTCAATAAACTGATGAAGCGTCCTTATACGCCCGTCTTTCGTGCGTATTCCGCCAAGAACCTGTCTGTATTTTTCAAACGAAATATGCTCTTCATTTTTATACTGACTACCTCGCGTATATTCACCCCATAATAATCGCCATAATTGTTCGAATGTTAGTCGCAATAAATTCGCCTTTTCAGTCATGGTCATCTCATCGATGATCCGTTGTATATATGCTTCGTCGTTAAGAGAATATTTCCCTCGAACAAAATCAACAAATCCAAATGAATCTCGGCGACGTATCATGAGAAACTCTGGTCCCGATTCACCACAACGAAACGCAATCACACCAATACTTGTAATCGGTGCGCGACAATTATTATATACATGATTTGTTCGGTTACAATTATTACAGAAATACTTGTTTGTTTCGCCGTTGTTTACCGATGGTGACGTATGATTACTCGTTGCGCCTGCACCTCCCGTTGTCGAATGTTTCGTTCGTTGATTTCGTAATTGGGTGATTTCAAGATACGATAACGCTGATTTAGGATTATTTACCTTTGGTGTTTCAGTCGTTTCTTCTTCAGTGGCACAATTTTCTTCCATCTTTTGAAATTCGCTTATCGTAGTTCTATGGTTGTTTTTATGTCGTTTCATTATAAGCAATCGATGCTTAAGCTTGACGCGAAAGTATGGGGACCACATTACTGGTTCCTTTTAATGACAGCCGCGGTAAATTACCCTGATCATGTGAATGATGTGACGCGTAAAAAATACTACGACTTCATCCAGAATTTCTCGATGTTAATACCTGATCCAGAAATGGCGTCTGAGTTTGACCGAATGTTAGGGAAATATCCGGTCACGCCATATTTAGACAGCCGCGATTCATTTATTCGCTGGGTTCATTTCATTCACAATCGATATAATGTTCTATTGATGAAGGATGAAGTGAGTTTACATGATGCTCTCGAGAGATATTATTTACACTATCGCCCGCGGTCTGTCCAAATCTTAGAAGAACTGAAGTATCGAGAGAAGCTCGTGTATTTGTTATTGGTGGCTGGGTTGGGGTATGCGGCGTATTACTATCATAATCGGTAGCGAAATATTCGAGACTATATATAACTTACCAACCAGCCAACGTCAAACTATCCGCAGCAGACATGGTAAAAACCGAATATATCATATTTATTATTACGGCGGTTCTGATTATAAACACATACTATGATGGTCAGCCGTTAAAGATGTTTCAAAGCAATCAAAAGTGGATTAAGATGGCGACATTCGGGTTCATCGGTCTATCGCTCTTCATGTTTTTACGCCGCAATCCGGAAAACTCTAGGCAATTGTTGTTTCATGCGAATGATATTATCAAGTATATGCCGATAAGTAAAGGAACTGCGGATAGGATCACGCCGTTTTTTGATATGACCAGGGTTCCGCCCCCCCACGACGGTGGTGCGATGGGCGGAGCGATGGGCGGAGCGATGGGCGGAGCGATGAGTAGTGCTGTCGGAACACCCAGCGCAAGAACCGCGCAACCTATGGCACTGCCGTCGTGGGGGGGCGGAACCCCCGCTGAGAAACGGTTGCTCAACTCCGGCAAAAACTCTAGCAAGCGTAGTGTAAGCGAAACAAAGAAAAAGTATGTAGCAGCACAACAAGGCTGGAAATGCGGTGATTGTCAGCGCCAGCTCCCCGCTTGGTTCGAGGTCGATCATGTCATCGCTTTAGAACATGGCGGTTCCAATCACATCGATAATTTAGTCGCTTTATGCCGGGATTGTCATGGGAAAAAGACCGCGATGTCATTTTTATAGATTTTTGTATCGTATTTGTATCAGCATCGTAGTCAGGCCGACATTATTATATTTTATAATTATAACTGAGGGTGTTATCATTATATTGGATAGTAACAGAATGTCAAAAGCACCACCGTCAGCAAGCAGCAAAATTTTAAATCCAGACACCGAAGACGGAAAAAAGGAAACAAATGCTATATCTTCTATCGAAGAAGCACTCCATATTAAAAAAATACTGAATTATCTACCTATCATCGTGATCGTGATTATAGTATTGATTGGATTTGTTTCGTCGGAATTGATGGCTTCAAAAGGAAATTGGCCAATATTTGTATCGCTTATTCTTACATTTCTTTACGTGCTATATATTCATTCTATTTCTCCGAATAAGATTATTGACATGAAAGGTTCCGATGACACGATTCTACCGTCACCACCTGATAACAATTTTAATATCTCTGATTCTCTGTCTAACACCGGTATTCGGATTATATTACCAGTATGCCTATTTATTCTCGGATTAGGTATGGGGTTTGGTAGCATTCAAGCATCAGAAAATGTAAGTAACGTTGACCTTACACGAAGCATGATCGGGTTTGGTTCTATTTTATTGATTGGTGGCATTATAATCGCGTTATATAAAAGGTTCGGCGAAAAACAACCCATCAGCAAATGGATTCATTACATCATTATTTCGATTATCGTTGGTGTGCCGATGATTGTTCGTGGAAATGAAATCCAACAAACGATGGATAAGGTCAACGACGATCCGTTATCAAGTAAAGAAAGCAAGGAAAGCTTCGCAAAAACAACGGCAGATTTAATACTAGGTTTCGGTTTATTTTTCCAGATCGCTTTCTTTTTGGCAGTTGGTTATTTTATTTGGAGAAGTACAAATTCAAAGGGTTTAACTACAAAAGGTAGTAAAATCGCAGCAATAATCGCTTTCGTGTTTGTCATAGGAATACCGGCGAGTATATTCTTAGCTGCGAGTCAAAAAAGTGGGGGTATTGCTGGTGCCAAAGATTTAACTGAATATGGTCAGAAAACATTTTTAGTTCACGGAATCGTATGGTTTATTGCGCTTATAGGTTTGATCATTACGACGCTCGGACAAACTTCGCAAATCACTACGCATAAATTTCTAATACCGATCGCACTCGTGATTCTAGTCATCGTCGCGTATATTGCTTTTCCGATTCAGTTCGCGGTAGATAACCATAACCCCGAAGAACCTTCAGCAAATAGTGGATATTATCAACAACTTCGACAAGAAGTCATCAAAGAATTACAGAAAAAAGACCCGAATAACGCAGAGAATCAAGAAGTGATTAACACCGCAATACAAGCCCGTCTTAAAAAGAAAACATTCGAACCGATGAACGCGATGTTAAGTGTTGTTTCGATATTATCCGTATTTATATCTGTATTTATTCTTATATGTTATAATGTCCGGTTGAAACTGGCAGACTGTGGGAATATACCAGATTCATTTAAAGATTGGCATTCATTTATAGATTGGCTGAAGGACACACTGATATACACAACCAACCTTCATTGTGATGGCGTCGATGAAACAATTAAAGACAACAATTATATCAGAAAGAAAATCATAAATGATACGATGACATCAAATGATTGGGACAAATTATTGACAGACTATTCCGATAAAAGCACTCTCTTTATTCGTATTGCCAAATGGTTTTCGATGATCCCATTTTTGTCTGTTATTTTGCTGGTGATGTGGGTCTCCGTTTTATTCACGAATGTCACCACTTCGCCAAAAACAAGTGATTGGATTGCCAAAACATTCACCGGTGATATGTTTTCCCGTGTGAAAGAACTCATCGACGCTTTTTTTATTGTTATTATTGTCGGTCTTTTATTATGCGCGATTTTATTGCTCCCGATTGTCAAGGAAATGAATGTAGGCGGTCTTGATTCGATATTGAAATTCGCGGAATCGGTTCAAGTGTGGCAGTACAAGAAAAATACCTTAAACCCCGTGCGAGGCGGCTGGATTGGTGTATTGGTGTTTATCACTGTATTCGTGATTGGTCTCTCGTGGTGGTGGGATTATTTGGTTAGAATAAAACCGGCAGAGGAGGCGAAGAGTGGTGCTTCTTTACCCGTTATTCCGGAGAATTGGGGTTGGGCGATCGCGTTTGTTATTCTTCTAGCGATATGTGCGATGCCTACCGGATATCACTTGTGGGCAGGCATACATGATGACTTTAAAAACGAAAATTTTCTGAAAAAAGGCGTGCGTTTACTACTTACAACCATATATTTAGTCCCGTGGTTGATTATCGTATTATTCCGTGCGATTCTTTATGGTATCGCGTCATTATCGGGTATTCAAGAATTCATCCATAAACGCAACGAAGAACTTGACAAATTGAAATTTTGGGAATGGAATGCGAGTGATATCGATCTTCGTATGTTTCCCACAGACAATACTCCGCCGACACCAGCTAGTGTTACATCGGTTCATCAAAAAGTCGCCGCCGCCTCCGCCTCCGCCTCCGCCGCCGATACCACCGCCGACACCGCCACCGCCACCGCTACCCCAGGAGCGTCAGATACCACCGCCGGAAACAATGAAACCAAAGTAAGCGCAATCGGAAAGCTCATCAAAGTTCTATTACTCACAATATCATTCGTCATTCTCATCCTTACGATCGTATATTATGTCTATAAGATTGATGCCGACTTCATGAATAAGGGTGGTGGCGCAGAGACAGTCGCATCTGGCGGTATCATGGCGAATTTGAATTCACCCACAGCACAAACAATCTATGTTCTCATCGCAATCGTTGCGGTAGCCGGTCTAGTTTCGACGCTTCGAGAGAAATTCAAGACCGCCAATAATAACAAAACGCCCGAAAATTATTTGTTTGATGACATGAAAACAGAAGACGAACAAAAACCACTTCGCCAACTCGCGTTTGGTGCTACACATATTGTATATGTTATCTTAATGGTGATCGTCTGGATCTATGACCGCGACAAAGATGATAAAAATCGTATGTCAGTTACTGGAATGACCGTATTAGGTATCGTCATCTTATTCTTTCATTATGGCCTAGAATTTATTGACACATTAAATCCGGGGAAAACGATCGGAGGAACAGAAAGCAAAAGCAAACCCTCCGTGGCGGATTTATTCAGCAACGTCCGCTTTATCATCAATACCGTATTTTTTATTATATTGTGCGCACTTGCGTATTATAAACAACATAGCGTAATGGTCGTGCTTATTTTGGCGATGTTCATATTCCATCTTACAAAATCTGCGATCGGGTTGAAATTGCTGAAGTTATTGTGGTTGGGAATCATTTTCATTCCTTGTTTATTCTTGGATATGCTTCAGTCATCACAATCTGTTGTAGGCGATACTACACGACCGATATGGATTATCGTCGCAATCGAGTTGCTTCTGATTGCGATCTTATATGGCGGACCTTACTTGTTGAACTATATCGGAGCATCGGCATCTCAAATCGTACACGCTCCTGTATCGTTGAAACAGAAGTATGATACCAATTTGAATACACAGAGTCCACAAATTTTCATTTACCATAATACAGGTATTGACCGATCCCCCGAAGATAAAGCCGCCAACTGTCCAGTTGAAGAGAAAAAGCGTTACAATTATTCTATTTCGGGATGGTTCTTATTAAATAATGCGGTGGCTTCATCAAATAATGATTTAGAGATATTTGATTTCGGTGGTGTTCCAAGAATGACCTATAACAAAACAACAACAGAGTTGAAATTGTGGTGTAAAACATTAGATATGTCCGGTAATCCAAGACTAGATATGTCCGGTAATCCAATACTAGATATGTCCGGTAATCCAACACCATCCGAAACGCTGATATACAATTCACGTTCAAATTACAATACGATTATCAAAGGGAAATCAAAAAATAAACAAAATCAAATCAGAATGTTGGTGGATAATGACGAAGATCTTGATGTGGCTGTCCCTCTTCAAAGATGGAATTACTTCGTCGTGAATTACAACGGAAAAACGATGGATTTTTTCATGAACAATAAACTATTGGTGCGAAGTGATTTTATTATGCCAGATATTTCCATGAAACCGATTACGGTCGGTGATACAAACGACAATAAGGGGTTGAATGGTTCCATTTGTAACTTCGCATTTCATAAACTACCACTTACGAAGGAACAAATGCGTTGGACATATAAGATGTTGAGATCTCAGAATCCTCCGATGATCGGAATGTCAACGATCGAGGATGAAATAAAGGAAGCTGGAACAACAACAGTATATTCTAAGTAAATAATATATATAATAATTATACGAAGACTATGAATTCAAAATTAGTTTTAGCAATCGTTATTATTCTATTGTTGTTATATGTCATTTTTAAAGCGTTGACGACAACCTATACAACTTTAGGTACGATGCAGAAATGGGGAAATAAAACGACGCTTCAAAAATCGAATCTTCCAAGTAGTTTTAAAGCAAATAGCGCAATATCGATTTGGTTTTACATTAAAAAGTGGATCCCTGGCGCGAATATCTTGAGTTTTCATAAAGATGGAAGTGGTGGCCCAAGTTCCGCCATATTTAAAACACAGTTAAAAGCAAATACAAATACAATACAAATTTTCCCAAGGTCCGGCACGAGTGATACGCAATATGACTGTGAAATCGCAGAGTTTCCGCTTCAGAAATGGGTGAATCTTATTATCAGTTTCAACGGCACCGCAATGGATGTATATGTTGATGGCAAGTTAGTAAAATCATGCGTTGTAAATCAAGGTTCAAGTCTTCAAGAAACTCAAAGTATTGTTTTAGGCGATGACGCAGATGTTGGTTTTATTACGAATGTAAAACTTAAAGCCGCATCTATCGCACCACAAGAAGCGTGGGATATTTATTCTCAAGGTTTTGGTGGAAGTCCATGGAGCGACCTTCTCAATAAATATAAGGTGAAGTTAAGCTTCATCGTGGATAATCAGGAACAAGCAAGTGTTAGCACCTAATTCATTATGTATGTGTAGGTATTGACGTAATGACGATCTTGTGACTATTTCGACTTCATTACAAAAACAATCTATTGGTTTATATAGATTGTTTTTTTATTCGATTATATTAGTAAGAAATATATAATAATGAGTGAAACCAACGGCGATAGTGGCAGCGGTGGATTTTTTAAAGGATTAACATCTAGCTTTTCGAAGCCGAGTGATGCTGGATTATCATCGAGTGGTAGCATCAGCGGAAGCAGCGGTGGTGGTTTTGGTTTGCGTGAATTCATGGAGTCCAATAGTCTTGTTGCGAAATTCGCATTCATATTGATGGTATTTATCGTATTTTCAGTAGCTGTAAAATTGTCTATTATCGGATTGTCGTATTTGATGCTTCCGTCGATGTCGCCTTTCGTTCTTGATGGAACCGCAAATACGGAGGATATGGCGATGACTATTTCACAGGATCCATCCAACAAAGACTCGGTGTTTATCTCACGATCGATGAATGAAGATGGTGGTTTAGAATATACATGGTCCACATGGTTTTATATTAATCAAGTTCCACTTGTAAGGGATAAATATTCCAGAATCTTTAGCAAAGGAGGTGAAGGAACAAAAGGATCTGATGGAATATACTACCCGAATAACGCGCCAGGGCTTTACATTCGTTTTACAGAATCTATAACTGAGACAAACCCGGACCGCACCGATAAAGGTGTAAATGTATCTTTACTTGCTCTCGTAGATGTAAACGGTAAGAGCGATAACGAAGCAGATAGAAAGAAAAACCTGAATGAACAACTTATCGCAACGGATATTCCGATGAAGAAGTGGGTGAATGCGATCATTCGTGTAACAAACAACGTGATTGATTTATATATTAATGGGCGTCTTGCTCAGCGTCGTAAGACCGCAGGTATTCCATTACAAAATTACGGCAAAGTAAACATCGGTGAAAGCAAGGCGAGTAATAGGTTTAGTGGATATATATCAACCATACAATATTTTAATTATTCGATTGGTTCCAATAAGATCAAGAGCATCGTAGATGAAGGTCCAAATATGAAGATGGTCTCCTCGTCAGGAGGCACAGAATCTACCAAGAATCTAGGCTCTTATTTATCAAACAGTTGGTATATGAGATAATATTTTTTTACATGGACATATCAGCAATACTGGTGTAAAAAAATATAATATATGTCGGCGGTTGTTCCAATATGGACACCATCATTACAACAAGATACGCCAACAGGTGATGTCTATTTTATAGGAGATTATAATCACCGGTATAATGTTTATTCCTTGAACTATACAACTACTTTTAAACTTTTACCGGGGACATTCACATATCCAAGCACATTACCCGGTGTCGGTCCACGGGATACAGATGTCCCCGCTTCTATTATTGAAAAAAGAAACACGCTTATCGGTTTCATACCACTTATTAACATAACTTCCAACAATAATTACGCCGATACACCTATTCTATTTTCATTTCCATCAAATAATTACGCTATATCAGTTGAACGTTTGGACCGAGACTATTATGTAATTCCACAATCGTCGGGTGATCCAGCAAATACGCCAAATCCAAATGGTTTATATAAAAACCCTGGTGGAGAAAATATTCGTCTTGCTTATCGCAACGCTCTACTCATTAACGGTGTCTATGACAATTCTGGTGGATTTCGATATGGCCAATCCTCGACCACCATACGTATGGAAATGAAACAAGCCAAAAAAACGATCAACAACGTAGATGTATTTCTAGAAAAAAGTATTTTTGTCCCTCTTACCATAACAAAAGGTGAAACAGATATTCGATTAAATACACCGTTCACGGGGCTCGGACAAAGTAAAACCAATTCGATACCAGATAGTAATGGAAATATAGTGCGAGAGTGGCTTGATGGTAGTATCGATCTGAATTTTCCGGATTTCGCGAGAACGACACGTGAAAATATACAAACTGGAGATTATGATTATGGTGACATTCAGTATTATTTAAATCTTACATTACCGAGGACATTCGATGTAAGTGGTGAATACATACAAATTAGCGGGAATCGTATTACATTCAAAAAAAGCACACAAACAACCCTCACACTATTGAATCCCATATCGATTAAATTTCTTCAAGAGGAAACGCCGGTGTATAAAAGGTCGAATCAACGAATCGGTGATATGACCGGTTATACAAATACAATCAAGCTTATCATCAAAAAATCGACACCAACGTTCGTGACTCAAATACCGGAAATAAATACCGGCGATTCAGCAACTATCTATAAACTACCTGATCTAAATAAAATGACGTCTGAAGGTTCGTTTATTTTAACTCCACCAGAATCCAACAATAAAGAAGTCAACGGAATCATCACGTTTAGTTCATCAAATGAAAATATAGTCAAATTGCGCGTATCGGGAACCGGCACTAGCACCGTATATACCGCGTTTGTATATGGTTCTGGGACATCTACGATCACCGTAACACAAGCCGCGACGACAAATTTCAACCAGAAGGTCGCAACATTCAACGTAAATGTGTTCGAAATCACACCCTCGATTATTAATTGTAATACGAATCTTTTTTATTCAAATCCATATAATCGTCAGTTTTGGACACGGTTCAAGCCGGAATGTCGGTCTTCAAACATGGTTGATAGTATAACTGGTAAGCCGCTTACGGTAAGTCAAGTCGACGAAGTGTATGATATGCGTCGCAAAGCTGAAATCTTGAAATATAATAAAAATGTGGGTGGACTCACAAAAACGCAAAAATATGCGAAAGCAGCTCGCGGTGAGCTCATGCGGAATATAGGAAATTCGGCAAGATATACAACCGATGCGGCGAGTCCATTTGCGTTGATTTGCCCGCCTACGGTCGCGAATAATCGCATATTATGCGGTCTTACAAGCGCATGTGGCGTGCCTGGACCTGAACGTGTATTATGTTATGACCCCTCTATCAATTTATACAATTATAAACGAACATATCAATATGAAGCTGGTCTTCAAATCACGTACAATATACCAACCACGATTTTAACCGAACCAACGAATCTGCGTATTAGTAATTATGATAATGTGAATAAGACGATTACACTTACATGGGATGCGCCGGATTCAAATGGCGGCTTACCTATTACCGGTTATGTCATTACATATTCTACAAATAATAAAACATGGAAACCTTATACCAGCGTATTTCCTTACAAGCCGGTCGCAGGAGCGCCACCCCCGAGATTTAACAGGAATAGCGGCGAAATTAATGGAAATTCGGTTATTTTTCAAAAAATACCCGGGGTTATCGAAGATATTCTTGATAATACAGTCTATTATTTGTCGGTATTTTCGGGGAATGAACGCGGCTTATCGAGTGTTCCGGCGACAATCACATTAAAAACATCATCGGTTCCGTCGATTATAAATAATTTCGGCTTTACGAATACACCGGATGAACGACAAAATCTGATGGTAGATTTAAAATGGACAGATCCTGTAAATACTGGAAGTATTGGCGGTGCCGCAGGAACAAGTGCGAGTGGTGCGGCGAATGCGGCTGGAACCATTTCATCTTATAACGGACCCCCTATTACCATGTATAATTTATATTACAGAAAAGTTCCCGATACTACATGGACAAAAGAAACACTCACAACATCGAATATTATCATGTCGACTGTGGAAAGTCAATCTCGTCGTTATGTATTGCGTAACTTATTTAATGAAAATAGGTATCAAATAAAAATTGAACCGATCAATAGTATTGGTGTTGGACCAGAATCCGCAATTATTACAGCGAGAACATTAACGAAACCGGGTGTTCCTACAAATATAAAGATTACATCAAGGTATGGGTTATTACCGCCTACATGGAGAGATGTTTCGCGTAATTACATTAATGTTACGTGGAACAAACCCGATACAGGCGGAACAGCTATAAAATACTATAATATTACGATTACACCACCGTCGTCGATCGGTTCTGGTCTTACTTATCCATATAACATAAGTTCTACAGATACTAGAACATCTTATAGTGCGGATATAGGCATATTGAATAACAATTATATAATCCCCGGATCATATTCTATTGTCATGGAAACCTATAATGGTTATCTTACTAGTAATGAAAGTTCCCGTGTATTTTTGACGGTCTATCCGAACACCGTAAAGGCGTTAATATTTGATATTCAAGGTTATTATACACCAGCTGGATTATCTTACGCAGAAATGACATTTTCGATCAACACGCAATGGCAAGTCGCGAATCCGATTGTTAAATTGAGAGTAAATGGACTAAATGCCACCTATGAAACGATTACAAATAGTGACAATCAGCCGATATCCGGTTCGGGTGAACATAAAATTCGTATTCCTTCGTTGATTTCTGGTTCTGAAATCATTATTGTCGGCACACAATATTCTATAACAATCACTCTCATCTATCAGGACGGGCAACAGCAAATAAGTGAACCTTATTCATATACTCCAGAAATAAGGTATTTATCATTATAATCGTTTGTTATGATGAACATTATTCTCTCAACGTTGGATCAATACAAATATCCTGTCGCGAATATACCTCTCCAGACATACATTTATCACTTGCTTCTACACGGACACAACTACGAAACCCGCGGTCTTCACCGATATAACAGTAGCCACCTTTCCCACTTTGATGTTTTTGTGTAACACTCGTGCTATCATCCGCGCGAGGTGAAGGTCCCGAATAGTTGCGGTCAGCTTTATCTAAAAATGTATATTTGTTATCGTCTGTTAGAAACCCAGGTCTTTTATCGCTGCTGTTTGTTGCGTCAGGTGGCGCAGGTGGGCGATGTGGTGTCTTTGAAATAGATTTCACTTTCTGCTTCGGTTGTTGGCCATCGTTGTCTTCGCTGTTGCTGTCGCTGTCGCTGTCGCTGTCGCTGTCGTGGCCACCGCCACTTACTGGAAGTTCGATATTGGTGGTTCGAGAGATGATTTCACGTCCTTTCTCTTCCATCGTTTTGAAAAATGTCTTTATCTTATCTCCTAACTCACCCATTCCTAAATGAAAATCACCATTCGTCGACAAACTACTCCACATAAACCAGACGATCACGCCAACAATAAGCAATTTTATGAATGTCCAAAATGAAAATGAAAAGAACCCATGATCGCCAGATGTGATGGTGCTGGTATTTGAATCAGATGTCTCGAGAGATATTTCGGGCATTTTCATCTCTCGAAAGGTATCTTGTGCTTTCTCTTTTATACTCGTTAACCCTGACTTTGACATTTTATAAGCAGCAGACAAACCGCTATTCACGCTTTCATTATTTGTAGCTTCGCCAAGTTTCGTAAATTTAAATGTTGGAAGTGACATTCGGTCTATATATACTCTAGATATAGTAGATATAGACATAAAATACTACTCATATGGACTATAACTTTTAGCAGCGTTAGATTGTTGCGATGAATCGTCGTCTCTTTTCCGGACGATCGTGTTCATCGAGTTCAACGCTTCTAAACGCTTGATTGTGCGTTCTAAATCTCCGTTTTTATCGCCAGCGTAACCAGCGGATGAGAATAAATAGTCGGTATCCGGGCTAATTTCATGCTGTTTGATTTGTTTATACACGGAGTTGATATTCGCAACTGCGGTTTCTATTACGATACGATCATGTATCATCTCAATTTTACTATCATATTCAGCGGTTAAAAGTGATATCGCAAAATAAATGAGATAGCGCCGTTTTTTTCGAACACCTGGGGTGAACCGAATACAATATAATCGTAAAAGACTACTTATAATCTTCTGTGTGAGTGGTGAATGTTCTTCAGCATCGGCACTTCGCGCAATAATCATATCCCATATCATCCAAATCGGGTCGAACTGTAGTTTATCGTCGACGGGTATATGCGACCGTCTCTCGCAACGACACGTCTCCTTCTTCGCTTTACAAATCGTTTCAAACTCGACAATCCATTCTACCCAGTAACATGCTAAAAGTGTGTTTTTAGAATCACGAGAGATGTGATAAGCGAATTCGTTCATCGCGATGAATATCTCTTTCGGATCTCTCTCTCGAAAAAACTCCTGCGCATAATCCACCCGCGGTGC